GGAATAGGCTGATATAATACATCACAATCGGAGGAATTCATATGACATGCATTTCAAGATCAGTAACCGTAGATGTGGATGTTGATGTCGATATGAGAGATTTTGAGGATGAAGAATTGATCGATGAGATGCGCGACCGCGGTTTGACGAATCTAATATCCCAAGAGATAGAAGATGCCATTTTGTATTGGAAGCGAGGTGATTACCAAGAATCCCTCACTCGGATAGAAATGGCATATCCCGAACTCTATGGTATTACACGGTTGAGAAAGGAATAGATCAGGAAGCTTGACAATGGTGTGTTTTTGTGTTACTATGTTCTATTGGTGACGATACCTAGGAATATATCATGAAATATGTCTTTGATGTTGACGGAACTCTCACACCATCGCGATCTTCTATGGATCCAAAGTTCCAAACTTTCTTTCTGGACTTCGTGAAATCTCGCGAGGTCTATCTGGTTTCAGGAAGCGATTATCCTAAGACAGTCGAACAGGTCGGTAAAGAAATCTGCATGAATGTGGATGGTGTGTTTTCCTGTGCTGGTAACCAGATGTTCATTAGAGGCAAGGAACTATATAGACATGACCTCAAGCTTTCAGATTCCCAAAGAGCCTTCCTTACAACCCTCCTCAACAAATCTCCGTTCATGCCAAAAACAGGTAGACATATCGAGGAAAGGATCGGACTGGTTAACTTATCTATTGTGGGCCGCGGCGCAACCCGCAACCAAAGAATGGAATATGTTAAGTACGATATGGAGAATAAAGAACGTGATTATATCCGTCTGCAAATAAAAATGAATACCGACCTTGATTGCTCTATTGCAGGAGAAACGGGCATTGATATATATCTACAAGGACACGACAAAGGTCAGATCGTGGATCAAATAGGAACTGATATCATATTTTTTGGTGATCGATGTGATGCTAAAGGTAATGATTATCCGCTTGCAAAAGTCGCAGAGATGGTGTATAATGTAAAATCATGGAAGGACACATATAGCATCCTCCAGAGTTATGCAGCCGATCCAATGGATCATAGAAGCATTAACTATTGGCGCAATTTCACATAGGAGAGTCTTATGACTTCAAGGTATTTTCGCGGTCCCATTAGGACCGAATATAAGCAGCGCGCCTACGACGGCAAGTGGGAGCAAATTGGCCTCTTTATGGATGTCGAGAACTCATATACCTATGGGTCCGAGCAGGGCATTCCATATACCATTACACCCGAAAAGTGGGTGACGATGAATGTCTATGACTATGAACTGGAATTTGTTGGATGATGACCAAAGATGGATTCGACCTTTCACAATGCTGCATAGGTGCTATGCAAAAATAACATGGCTTGACCACTTGAAATCACCCCTCAAAGGCATTATATCTAGTATGTATGCAGAGTGGGGTTTAAACCAAATGAAAAAGTTTGGCGTTCCTCTACCGGAGACATATTCGGTAGAGGAATTGATATACCTGTCCCCGGCAGTACCAACAGATTTTATTCGTGAGCATGTGGAAAAAAGAGATGAGCAAGGTCGTCAATCATGAGAAGTGGCTCAGGAAACATAATGTCCATCCTGACCAACTCGCGGAAAGAAAACATTCTCTCGGCACTGACCGGGTCTGGCATAAAGAATATGTTGAGATGTTGCGAGAAGGCCGTTCGACTTATGAATCCTCTGGTATGAGCGGATCAAAAACATTTGGTATGGTCCGCGGCGTAATGGCAAATATCTATAAGGAATCACCAGAAGTCCAAAGAGACATTCTTATCAAAGCCATGAGAACAGCACCTGCCTGGAACAAGGGTGCATATCAATACATAACAGATGGTGCAGATAAAACTACATTGGGGAGAAAGCAATAATGGCGTCATTGACTAATATGCGTCATCATATTATAATGTCGGCATATGCCGCAAATGCCGCACTTACTTTTACTTCTATTGCGGTAAGTGACGCTGTAAACAAAGAATTCAGAACCTTTCGATTAATAAGAACTACACTTCACCAATTTGGAGAAATGACCTATGAAAAACATTAAACTACTGAAACTTATCACTGGTGAGGAAATTCTCGCTGAAGTCCTAAACGGCAATCTTGAAAATACTGTGGTCCTCAAGAATGTCCTTAGGAACGTGATCATGCCATCCCGAGATCCTTCTGCACCGACAGTCGGTCTTGCAGGCTGGGCACAATTCGCAAAGGATGATGAAGTAACACTTGACAGGAGGCATATTCTTGCTATAATGGACCCAATAGACCAGTTTGTGGATCAATACCGCCAGCAGTTCAGTGGTCTGGTTACACCGCCTTTAACCCAGTTGATTATATGATTCCATCTTTTTATACCAATGTTCAGGTTCACGGAGGAAAAGTCCTTTACCGTGGTGTAGAGGATGGTGTGTCTGTTCGGCGCAAGTTGGATTATTATCCCACACTCTTTACTCCGAGTGCTGCACCGACAAAGCACACCACAATTCATGGTGAGTACCTCAGCAAACTCAAACCCGGCAATCTCTATGAAACGAAGGACTTTCTTCGGAGTCATAAGGATGTTTCGGGATTTGATATATATGGCAATCAGCGGTTTGAGTATAGTTATATCTCGGATAACTATCCTGAGCATATCGACTGGGATATTACCAGAATCAAGGTAGCCAATATCGATATCGAGGTTGGATCCGAAAATGGTTTCCCTGAACCTGATGTGGCGGAAGAACCTATCACGGCCATTACATACAAGCAGGGTAGCAAGTTTATCGTGTTTGCATGTGGTGAATTCCGTAATGATCGGGATGATGTCGTGTATGTCCAATGCAAGGACGAGATCGATCTGATCCATAAGTGGTTGGATGAATGGTCTTCGGATTATCCCGATGTGGTCACCGGTTGGAATATCAAGTTCTTTGATATTCCCTATCTCGTCAATCGAATCACCAAACTTCTGGGCGATGCGGTTGCAAAGCGGCTCAGCCCATGGAATTCGATCTATAGCCGTGAAGTTATGTTGAACTCTGCCAAGAAAAGTACCACGTATACCCTCCTTGGCATATCCAATCTGGATTACATCGACCTCTATCAGCGGTATGCGCCCGAAGGCAAGTCACAGGACAACTACAAGTTGGACACGATTGGTCATGCAGAGTTGGGTATCAATAAACTATCCTATGCGGAATACAAGACACTCCATAATCTATATCGCGACAACTTCCAGTTATTTGTGGAATATAACATCCGAGATGTGGAACTTATCGACAAGCTGGATGAAAAGCTGAAACTGATAGAACTGGTGTTGACAATCGCTTATGATGCTAAATGTAACTTCGAGGATGCGTTCGGGCAAGTGCGAATGTGGGATATCCTAATATATAATCATCTTCGACAAAAAAATATGGTTATACCACCAATGGCTCATCATGAAAAACATGAAATGTATGAAGGTGCGTATGTAAAGGAAGTTATAAAGGGAATGCATCACTGGGTAGCTTCATTCGATTTGAACAGCCTCTATCCGGCACTCATTCGACAATATAACATCAGTCCCGAAACCTTTATCGAACCCGATGATTATACCTTGGATATTCGGGAGTTTGTGTCGCAGAATAAAATCAATGTGGAATCTCTCCTGAAATCAATGATCGATACCACACCACTCCGAAATGCTGGTGTGACTATGACGCCCAACTGCCAGTTTTTCCGAACTGATAAACAGGGATTCCTTGCGGAGATGATGGAAACCATGTATGAAGATCGGTCCCGATACAAGAAGTTATCAATCGATGCTCGTAAGGAACTGGAGAATGAGACGGATCCTATAAAGAGAACTCAGATCCAGAACAAGATTTCGCGGTATCATAACCTCCAGTTGGCCAAGAAAGTGTGTCTCAATTCAGCTTACGGGGCACTTGGGAATGCCTTTTTTAGGTTCTTTGATGTCCGACAGGCTGCAGCCATCACGACGGCTGGTCAGTTATCCATTCGTTGGATTGAGAATGCGCTAAACTCCTATATGAACCGATTGAACAAGACAGAGAATGAGGACTATGTTATTGCCTCAGATACCGACTCGATTTATCTCAATCTGGGAAAATTGATTGACAATACTATCACGGGTAAAGGTGATCCTGCAAAAGTTATCCGCTTCATGGATAAGGTATGTGATGATAAGATCCAGCCTTTCATTGATACCACATATCGGAGCCTTGCTGAATATCTCAATTGCTTCTCACAAAGGATGGAGATGAAGCGCGAAGCCCTTTGTGATAAGGGATTGTGGACGGGTAAGAAGCGGTACATTCTCCGTGTCTGGAATAATGAAGGTGTTGAGTATAAGGAACCCAAGATCAAGGTCATGGGTCTTGAGATGATCAAAAGTTCCACACCCTCAGCCTGTCGCGGTAAGATGCGGGAAGCGGTTGATATCATTTTTAACCAGGACGAAAAGGCCCTCATTAACTTCATTGATGAATTCTGGGACGAGTTTAAGAAAATGAGTTCGGGTGATGTTGCATTCCCTCGGAGTGTGAATGGTCTTGATAAGTTCAAGGGCAATTCTAATGTGAGATGGACAAAGGGCACACCCATCCATGTCCGAGGGTCACTGATCTATAATGATGAAGTTCGGAAAAGGAAACTGAATAAGGTATATCCATATATCCAGAATGGTGAGAAGATCAAGTTCCTTTACATGCTAGAGCCTAATGATATCCAGAGCAACATCATTGCTTTTCCTGATGTGCTACCCGAAGAACTGAAACTGGATAAATACGTGGATTATAATACCCAATATGAGAAATCCTTTGTCGAACCACTCAAGATGATTACAGATAGCATTGGTTGGAACACAGCAAAGGTATCAAGCCTCGAAGCGTTCTTTAGCTAATAAACGGAGATATATCATGGGAATATTTAGTTGGTTGTATAGACGGAATGTCGTAGTGAATAAACTTGAGGCAGAAGTTTTTGCAAAATACCCGGGAATAGAAAGTAATATTCGCGGCAAGCATGGTGCAATTACTCTTTATGGAAAGAAAAGGATTCTTGAAGAGTGGGACGACACTCTCAAGAGAATGACCCTGACTCCTGAGGAAGTTGGTCTTTCAAAGGTATACAAATTGGTCGGAGAAAAGTTCGGTGTTTCTGAGGCAACAGTGGCCAAGCTTGTAAAGCGCCGTAAAGCTGCACAAAATTCGACAAAGATGGGGGTCGCTCCAGTAAAAAGTAAACGCAAGTCAGCCAGCAAGAAAGTCGGAAAGAAAGTTGGAAATAAAAAGGTATCCTCAAAGGTTACCAATACCAAGAGAAAATATGTCTATGCCGGGGAACATCACATGAAAGGCCATAATGAAGAAATGAGATATAAGAATCGGTTGGCACAACAATCAAAATTGATCAATATTCTGGACCGACTCGACAAGAATCTGGATGCTGCTGAAATAAAGGCAGTAAAGAATAGATTGAAAGAGGTCCGAGCCGAGATATCTGCATTTAAGAATGCAACTCCGGCAGTAGCAAAAGCATCCCGTCTACCGATTTGATTGACATTAGGTACCATTTCTGTTATAATGGTGCTTGAAGGAAATACAGATGAGCCTTGTGCAAATCAATCGACTGATCGGAGGAGATACTGGCAAACGAGTCAAGGATGACTTCTATGCCACTCCCGATCATGCTATTCGTGATATTCTCAATAGAGTAACATTCACAGGTGAAATATGGGAACCTGCATGTGGTGATGGTGCTATATCAAATGCACTAAAAACGTGGGGATATCAGGATGTATATTCAACAGACCTGATTGATAGAGGATATGGCGATGACCATTTCGATTTCCTGAAATCATACCGGGGTACGAATAATATCATCACCAATCCTCCTTTCAATATTTCCACCAAGTTTGTCCTTCATGCGCTCGACCTTGCTACAGATAAGGTTGTGATCTTCAATAAACTCACATTCCTTGAGGGTCAGATACGAAGGAAGATCTTCCTTT